CTTCATAAAATCTTCATCTGATAGACCTAAAAAATCTTCATCAGATGCAGCTTTTTTTGTAGTAGTCTGCTTGACCGGTGCTACTGCCTTTCGTTTTTTATTACGATCAGCATTAGCTTTTTCGTCAGTTTTACTTGATACTTGGGAAGTTCCTGTAGGATTACTAGCTGTATTCTGCAGAAGACCATTTTTATGTAGATGCTCAGCAATTTGCTTATACGCGTCTACATCAGGAACACCTGCTAGTTTACCTAGTGTTTTTTCCTGTTGTAATACCGCGTTGACTTTTTCAAATACACCATTACCCATGTGAGCATTAATAATGCTAATTATTTCAGGATACTCTGAAATAGTAGCTTTGCTTTGAGGGTCCCACTCTTTAGTTAAAACATTAATAGTTTTATTAAAAGTGGCGGTATCTTTGATCTCATCGAGTACAGCATCTAAATTGTATTCTTTATCAGTAACAGAGTAATTTGTTGGCTGATAATCCGTAGGAACATCCTTGTCGATATCTAAAGGATCTACATCACTTTCTTCTACGAGCTTAGCGATAGCTTTAGGATTCTTCTTGGATAAATCAATTAGATTATGTAATTTCCCTTCATCAAGAAGTTCATTTTTCTCTAACATCTTAATTAACTTCAGATTAGGCTTTAACTGCGCCATCTTCTTCTGATAATTAGCGCCCATCTGCATTAGACGAACGATATCCTGAGGATCCTTAACCTGCATATCAATGCCATTGGCCTTGAAAGGTTCAGATACCTTTTTATAAGCACTTTCGTAATCAAACTCTGTAGTTTCCGGAGTATCCTCCTTCGTATCAGGCGAGTCCTTCTTACTAGTATCAAGAGATTCTGTCGTATCACTATCAGCGAAAGGTTCATGCGCCTTCTGGGTATCCCCTTCAGGTTGGCTTACTTCTTTCTCTTCAGGTGCAACTTCAGTTTGCTCCTGTGCTTCACTTACCTCCTCTTCAGAGGTAGCAATCTTATTCTCATCAGTTTGATCTGATGATTCAATTTCTTGTTCAGCTGGTTGTTCTTCCACAGCCGAAGTAGTTTCCTTAGCTAAAAGTTCTTCGGGGTCTTTTTCTAAGAATGCTGCGTCAGATAAGCCTAAAGAAGTTTGGGTCATACTTTAATCTCCTCAGCTAAAATTTCTTCACGAGTTTCTTCGTGTTCATTTAAAGCTTGATCCATTTCAGCACCACGTCTCATAACTGATTCAATATAATTAGCTAAAGCTCCAATACCATATTGCATGTTATCAATTAATTTCATTTGATCGGCGTTAAGATTAGAACTTTTAGCCATAACTAATCTAGCGGCTTCTTCTTTAAAATACCCGGTATCAATAACATCCTTCCATGATTCACTAGCCGTTAATTTAACACAATTATCTCTTAATTTTCTTAACTTCTCGGCCATTTCAATCTGGATTTCAACTTGTTCTAAATCAGTCATACTCCCCCTTATTGTTTAGTTAATGAATCAAATGCGGCTTTATCAAGATTAGATAATCTATCATGTTCTTTTTCGCCCATTCTAGCTCGTCTATCTTGTTCTTTGCTTTCCATATTTTGAGCATGTTTTTGATCAGCTGTTTGCATATCTCGTGCACTAGCAACCCCTGATTCTTTTTCAACAAAATCAAGATCAGATAAATCAGAACCACTATGCATCTGTCGTGCTTTAGCTTTTTCAGTTTCAGTTTTAGCAGTTTTAAGTTGAACATCCACCGTATTCTCTTGACCTTTAGCGGTTTCATTCTGAACTTGTGCTTGAAGTAATGCTAATTCAAGCTGAGCTTTTTGCTGTGCCATAGGATCTGGTTGAGGTTGATATTCAGCGATACGTTTAGCTAAATCAGGCATTTTACGTAATTTAGCAATATCTGCCAAAATCATCTGGCTCATTTCTGGGGGCATAGTATTACCCATAGTTTGCAACATAAATGCTAATTCACTGCCTTTTTGTTCATCAGCTTCAGCAGTAGAAATATTAAGCTTAATGTCATATTTTCCACCTAAATCATTACGATTAATAGCTATGAATTCTTCATTAGTAATACGAATAATTTCTTCGTCTTCTAAAAATTCCGCATTCATTGAAATAACTTTACGACCAATCTGATTCAATCCATTTGAAAGTCTGCGCAAAATACCCAATTCACGTTTAGATGTAGCATCAAGTGCTGATCTGATACCAGTAGCTGTAACTCCTAATGCTTGTCCTGAAATACCTTGAGTAAATGCTTTAACACCCGTCAATGCTTCAGCATCATTATTCTGCATGTTAAGTACTTCTAATGCAGATCTAGGAATCTCTGGATATACTTCCATATGAAATGCTTGTTTAGGATCTACATTAGCATTAAATTTATAATCTTCGCCGCGTTCGAACTTACGAGCATTAGTTACATCAAGAGCATCTTTTCTAATCCCTTGCTGTCCACTAGCGCTACGCCCAATAATATCAATAATACCGCGAGTAACAGCACCCACAATCTTTTGATTGTCTTCAATGAGAGCGGCATCTGGTTCTCCATAGATATTTTTACGTCTAGGTAAATACTGAACTAATACAAAGGGGAGTTTCTTATCTGGATAAGGATTCTCTTCCATTCTAATAAAAGTATCGCCTACCCAGGTAGCTACGAAAGGTTTAACCTCTCCAGTATCATCAATATCCCAATATCCCCAGTATTCTCTAGCAATAACTTTCTTACGTGCTTTATCTTTAAATGTAAAAGAACTATCATCTGTATTAACTGCATGATCTGGCTCAGCCAATACAGAAGCACTTTCAAAGTTAATATCGTCTAAATTTTTATATCTTCCATCTTTTTTAAGTTCAGATAGTGATGTTTCAAAACTATAGACAGCAAAATTAGCTTTTTCTATATCCCCTTCACAAGTAGGATCTAATACTAAATTATTATAATCACACACTGTTAATACAGGTTGATTCTTAGTAGTAATAGTCTTTATTGATGATTTTTCACCTACTTTAACTTCTTGTTGAACGGGTTGACCATCTGGACCTGCAACTACTTGCATTTCCATTACATCTTTATAGACCTTACGCTTATCTTCTTCAAATTCCCAACCAACCCTTACAACTACAGTACCTTCATCAACGGCAGTCCTAACGTATTCATCAATAAAAGATACTTTATCCATACGACAGTTGAGTTGATAATTTAATAACATACCATTCTGTACTGCAGAATCTTTATCTTCAAATGTTTGAGGAGACGTATTAAATAGATCGTCAGTTGACAAGAAAGGTTCAGATAGAGCAGCATAACGCCATTCAGCTTGTCTACGTGCTAATCTAGGTACTAATTTAGAACGTCCTCTTTTAGCATTAACAGTCTGATCGCCATCAAGTACTCTTAACCAAGCATCAACCTCATCAGCATGAACTTGATGAGCTACCTGGGCAGATTCATGATCTTGTTTAAGATCAGCAAGACTAGGTGGATTACTCCAATCAGGAACTAAAGTAGAAGCATCAGTTTCAGTTGTACTTAAGTTAGGATCGTCTTTATGGCTCATGTGTTGCTCCCAGCTTGTTCTTTATGTTTATCGTAACTACTGTATTGCTTTTTTAAGCAATTATCAACCTTATATATCTTAAGGCCATTTATTGTATCATGATAGTCTAAATAATTATCAAACATAGAACTTGTTACTCCTAAAGGTACAGAACAGTATATATCATCTCCTTGTACTATTTCAGATACAAAGTATTTCCATACTTTATAAAAATTCATTTTAGCTGTCATGTTAGGGGCTATAAATAACCCCGCAATCATATACCCATTTAGAGGACGGTTAAACCTATAAAATAAAGCAGATTCACCTTCTTGTATCATACTAGCATGCGTAAATATCATAAAATTTCCACTATTGCAGATGAGAATACATTGCCCATACCTGCGCCTAAACTAAGAAACTTACCGGATTCTTCCTGTATTGCTAATGCTGTTTCTATAGCAGTAGCTGCTCCCATAGTATGCCCAATACGTAATTTATAGTTAATTAATTTAATATCTCCAAACTTATCTTTAATTATTTCTTCCTCAATCCTATTATCTGCAGAAAACGTACTATGCATTTTAACAAAATTAATGTCATTAGTATTTACCATATTGATAACTTTTTTATAACCTTCTCCAGTTTCCGATATACCTAGTGGACTAGAATGAGATTCAGCTGCGATGTGCATATCTTTAATTTCTGCTAATACTGGATGCTTAGTTTTAAGTATTGAATATAGAGTTTCAAATACTGATATATTACAACCTTGGCCTAATCTAAATTTAGTAATAGATGATTCTTCTTCATGAGCTAATTTACTTAATCCATTTTCTCCAAATATAGTTAAATACTCTTCTGAAAGCCCGTTATCTACCGAAATAACTACTACGGCATCTAATCGATTTAAGGCTAACATATTGTGAGCTGTATACCAAGCAGAGTGCCCACTAATACAGCTAGTACTATCAGTTGATATATAATCAAAAGACCCGATTTTATTGGCAATATATCCTGCGTATACTTGCGTAATACCCATTACAGGTATTCTATACGAAGGATATTGTGTTGTGCGAGAAACAGTTGTTAAGTATCCGGTCCATACGTTATTCCCCGCAGCTAATATTAATCCTATTTTATAGTTATTTAATAGTGTTAATGATCGAATAAATTCATAAGTTCCAGAACTAGCTCCATGCTTACCATTTAAAACATAATCAATTAATTCCCCAGGCATGATTTTTATGCCTTGTTCAATAGTAAAACCTCCACCATTACCTATTTGATGGACATATTGGGGATAGGGAATATAATCTAATAGAGTTATATTCTCGGAATATACTGAATTAGTATGAGTTACATACATCTTTTAGCATATTCTTCTACTTCAGCCATAGAGCAAGTTTGGGTAAATTCAGTCATAACAAAATCTTTTATTGATTGAATAGTTAAGTTTTCTTTTTTAATAAAATCCTGTAATTTAGGTTCAGAAATGCCAAACATATGAGATAACCACACAAAAAATACGATAATGCTTAAACTATCTAGCCGCCCCATATCAATCCGTTCGTCCATAGATTTTAGGGGGATGTATTCTTCTCCTAATGGTGCATCTAGTTTAACTATCATATTAATGACAGAAATAAATTCTTGATCTGTAAAACTAAACTCAGCCATAATATAATATATAACATATAGAGAGGAATTATGTCAAAAGAAACAAACCCTAAAGATATAGTGGCATCTAAAAAACCTAGATTTTATTCAGGATTACCGGCGAATGTAACTAAAGAAGTTAGTGTTGGGATGATGGAAGGAGCTATGAAATACGGCAGGCATAACTACCGTATAGCTGGTGTTCGTGCTAGTGTTTATATTGACGCTACTATGGGACACTTATCTGACTACTGGGAAGGACAAGATATTGATTCAGAAAGTAGTTTACATCATATCACTAAAGCGATAGCATCTTTATACGTCCTCAGAGACGCTCAGATGAGAGATGTATGTATAGATGATCGTCCACCTAAATCAGATGTTGAAGGGGATAAAACTAGGTTACAGGCTGTTGTAGACGAATTGTTTAAGAAATACCCCAATCCTAAACAAGCTTATACAGAAGGGGATAATCAATTACACAAGGAGACCAAATGAGACGAGAACAATTAACAAATAAATTAGCTAAAAAGATAGGCATTACTCAACCAAAAGCAGATGATATAGTAGTAACAGTGTTAGATACTATTAAACAAGGACTTGTTGATGATGGGAGAGTAGTAGTTCGTGGATTTGGTTGCTTTACTGCAAGTAATAAATCTGAACGAATGGGACGTAATCCTAAGACAGGTGAACCAGCAGTTATTACAGCTAGAAAAGTTGTTAAATTTAAGGCTTCTAAATTATTTAAAGCTAAATTAAATTAATGGCATAGGAGATATTAAATTATGGGGGACCTAACAGTAAATTTTAATAGAGAAGAATATGCTTGTAAATGTGGTTGTGGGAGAGCCGATATTAAAGACCATCTTGCCGCAAAAGTTCAATCAGTTAGAGATATTTTAGGACGACCTATATCAATAAATAGTGGGATTAGATGTATTAAACATAATGGAAATATAGGAGCTAACGAGACTAGTTCTCATGTAGGAGGCTGGGCAGCTGATTTGGGTTATATAGGATCTAGAGAACGATTTGAATTACTCGCAGCTGTTACACAAGTATTTGATAGAATAGGGATTGCAAGGACTTTTATACATGTAGATGTAGATCCCAATAAAACAGCTAGTGTAATTTGGTTATATTCTTAAGGGGGAATTATGATTGGAGAACTATCTGGAGATACAGCAGATTTCTTAAATGAAATCCCATGGTTTGACGGCATTATCTATATACTAATGCTAATGGGTTTATATGTATTCTACAAGTGGATTAATAGTAAGTTTTAATGAATTCTTGATATCGCTATAATATAGCAGATAAACATAATACTACTAATAACTAGTATACTGCCTGTAATCCAGAGGAATATCTTCATTATTTATAAAATGGGCCTTCCCTTAATTGATTCATTTTTTCTCTAATTTCTTTAGGAGTTAATCCCTCAAATTCTTTTACTTCACTAGGAGCTACTATATCTCTATTCCGTTCTGCTTTTTTACGTGCATTGTCACTCTCCATTTTTTCACGTAACCATTCAGCTGATTCCCGCATCCATTCCGGTCTTTCATGCTTTGGTTTAGGTATTAGCTTTGATTTATCTGTAGGTTTAGTCATGAATGCGCCCTATTTATAAGTTAATTAATAAGTCTCTCAGCTTTACTCTTCATTTTATCCGCCATATTTTTATCTTTTTTACATACTTCTTTATAGATATCGTTGTTTTTACTTACTTGAGCTAAATCCTTACTTACAATTTCGGGGGGATTATTTTCAAGTAACCATTTCTTAGTTTCATCATTTAATTTAACTTCATCATACCATAGACATTCTTTAGAGTAGTAGTCATTAGCATCATAAAATCCTAATGCAAAATTAGCTACAGGAGGTATTAACTGGGTTAAGATACCACTACATCCCGTCAAGAACATCAGGCATACCAGACCTATCCCGAACCTTTGCTTTAGCTGCATCGATTTCTTTTTCCACATCATTTTGAGCGGCCATCCCTTTAGGGTGATTAATATTATTAAAAACATTACCTGCTAGCCAATTAAAAATAGGCCACAAGGTTCCAAGTACTGGAATCTTCTGAACAAATCTATCAGGTAATGCACCTGTAACAGCAGTGAATACAAGAACTATCTGTCCTGCTATTGCAAACCATCCTTGCCCTTCAAACATTGCAGCTATATCCATGTTATTCTCCTATTATTTCTTTAGACCCTTGTGGTATCTGTATTTTGTACCAAAAGTAAGGATGTCTAATAAATTGTGGATTATTTAGATCATGTACAAGATAACAATGTTCCTGTGTAGAGCGGAATATCATTTCATGTTTATGTTTAGGCCGCGATTTACATGATACCGGAGCAGCGGCATAACTCACTTCAAGACCGGATTCATATGTAAGCTGTATCTGCGTTGGAACCTTATTTACAGACCAATCAACTAATTTATGTGGAGATGGTATTAAGAGCATAATCGTGACGATTATCTCATTCATTTTTTCTTAATTTTTCTATCCTGACCCATCTTCCAAGTGCCCATACCTGTAATACCAACAATTCCCCACATTTCCTCGGTAAAGGTGTAGTAACCCAGCATTTGACAAATCATCATACCCATTGCAATAACCCAGATTACATATGTTTTATAACCAGGCATAAAATTATCTATAGCACCAATTAAACCACCCATCATTTTATTCATTACATGTTCTCCCTATTTTTAGTCATTTATCTACCTTGCGGCGTTCAATACTATCGAGTTTGGCGTAGATAGATTGAAGCTCACCCTTGAACTCTTCACGACCTACACCAAGCACAACTTGGTCGAGCAACTTGTCTTGTTTCTCATCCAGCTTATCGAAACGTGAATAAACTGCTAGTCCAAACTCATGAAAACTACTTGTCGATACAAACTCTGAATGTTTTTTTAGGTCGTCAATTATGTGTTGCCGTAGTGCTTCAGAATTATCCTCAACATGACCTGTTAGTTTCTGCCACATCCAAACGATCACTCCGATTAATGCAACCCAACCCCACTTCATCAACTCGAATAATCCGCTAGTTTCCTGCATCATGTCCTATATATGTATTTTCTAGTTTCATTAATAAATCTCCGTTATTTTAATATAAATTCCATCTAAATGCATTATTTCGTTTTACTCATTGCAGCTAGTGGATTTTCAAGTGCTTTAGTAATTTTCTTATCTAACTTAGTCTCTAATACTTCTATTTGACTATCTACTTTTTGTAACTTATCGTCCCAACGCTTTGATGTATCTGCGATTAGTTCCCGTACTTCATTCTCAGCATTCCGCATAGCTTGTCTAGTTTCTAGTCCATCTGCTCTAGATCTTTTATCTATTGCAGATATTTGGTCACTAAACTCATTAATATCTGTTTTCATGGTTGTTCGAATATCTCTTGTAGTATCCTGAGCTTCAATTACAACTTCTTTCATAGAAGCCATCTCAGTACTAATTAACTCCTGTGTGGCAGTAACCTCTGTTTTTAAAAGAGTTACGTCACCTTGGAATGATTCCTTTGTAGCAGTAAGTTCATTACCTAAAATAGTTACTTCACTTTGGAAGAGTTCCTTTACTGCTAAAACATCTTTATTAACCGTGCTCTCTAACCCTGTTACTTGAGTGTGAACTAGCTCTTTAACAGCTGTCACCTCCCCGGTAATAATCTCCTTAAAGCCTGTGACCTCTGTATGTACTAGTTCTTTTACAGATGCCACTTCTGAATTATTGCGTCCCATTTGTTCATCAATAACTTTCATTTTCTCTGAAACTGCTGTACCTAAGACTTCTAGTTTCTTATCAAATCCAGCTAGATCAGGAGCTACATAAGCTGTAATCTGTTCTTTCATGTCCTGGTAATCTTTATAGAATTCGAATCCACCCCATAGTCCACCACCAACAGTCCCCAATAGGGACATAATGACAAATAACTTACCACCAGTTGCTTTTATACCGCCGTATTCAACTTCCATAATTAGTTCTTAAAGTTGTATTGTGAGTCAATCATACTATTCATCATAATATCACTACCTAATGCATACACAGAACTTAATGGGTCTATGTTGTTACTGATATAGGGTACTGGAGAATTGTATAAAATACTATCTGGGATAACTGCTTGCTGGTATGAGGCAAATTGGGTACCTACTCCCATCATACCCATAAGAGCTATCTTTGCTCCTTCAGTATCACCACCAGCAGCTTCTACTTTAGCGATAATTGTTGATACTATAGCAGCTAGTACTTTTGTCTTTACAGCTTCTTTAGGAGAATCCTCTTTTTGGGTATCCTCCTGTGATTCCTCTTCTTGTTCCTCAGATTCCTGTTCTTCAGGTTCTGGTTGTGCTTCATTAGCAGCCATTACTTCAGGCTCTGCTGATTCCATCTCTGCTTCCATTTCTGCAACTTCTTCAGCTATATCAACAACAACAACCTCTTCTTCTCCACTACTTGCAATTTCAATTTCAATTGTATCCATCTCTAGATCCATTTCCATACTTACTTCCATACTTGCCATTTCTTCCCCAACTTCATCGGAAATAGCAACATTAAAATTCATTGTACTTGCCCCTACTGTATTTACAGTAGCGACTAAATCATCAAAAAATTCATCATTAATAACTTCTTCACTTATCATATTTTCAATGTCATCTACTAAAAAGTCCATTTCTTCAGGTAGAGGAGGGATATATTCGTAATATGTAATATTAAGAAAGGGATCATCAAAGCGAGGTCCATACATACCAGCAGGATATCCAGCATCTATGCCATAAAGAGATAGTGTCGCCCACAGGTCCTGGAAACTATTCTCTTCAACTGTCTGGCTATATGAAAAATCTCTCCAACCAGAATAGTCTTGTAGTTCATTATGTGTAAATGTTTCAACAATAACCTCACCATCACCTAATGTAAGTTCAATAGTAAAATTATCTTTACAATCCCAATTGGTTTGGCTACATAATGGAACATATAGGTTAGATGAATGACTCCAAACTTTTGCACCATAATCTAAATCAAAGCCTGTTTGCCAGTCATCTATAGTTAGATGATCCTGGAAATACATCTTATCAGAGGTAATTTCACCACCTGCATGGCCTGTTTGATATTGTGTTCCATTACAGGTTCCTCCACCATTACCAGTAGTATCACCAGACCAATTATCACAATTAGAGAACTCAGAATTCTCTATAATATTATCTGTTACAATAGGATCTTCAGCATAGGCTTGATCTATAGAAATAGCTAATAGACAGCCTAATAGTAGGCCTATTAAGAAATAGGTAAAATTACCAATACTGGTCATCATCCCACTCCGGTTCTTCATTGTTGTAAGCAGGTGGCTCTTCTGAATAACTATCTTCTAATGAATAACTATCTTCTAACTCTTGTTTCCAAATTTTACCATTTACAGTTTCCTTCCATTCATCATAGTCTGGTCTACGCTCAGGATATTCGTCCCATATAAGCTTAGCTTCTTCACCAATCTTCCCATCTACAGGACACGGAGTACCTGCCATTTCCATTGCTTGAAAAACTCTTATGTCTTGGCATAGCATTGATACAGAAGCCACTTTCATTCCCATTCCATATAGGGATCTAGCTAATTTTAATCGTTCACAATTCTTATCGCGCAGAGTTGAACCTACTGATACTCCTACTATAGATGTTTGCGCAGCTCCGCCAATTGCGGTTACACATACATCCTGGTTATTTATTACTACATTAGGAGCTGATGCTGTAGGAGGGGTCCTGTCTATTGTATTACTTGAAACAGTATTATTAGAAGAGGTAACTGTTGAGGAAACAGTTGTATTGGTATCGGCAGCTAAAACTGGAGTAGCGAGTACTAAACATACAATCAACAGTATGATATATTTCATCATTATCTCCGAAAAAGCTATCCAGCTTTTGGTTATTTATCTTCAAAGTCATATTGCCGCGTATCCATGTAACAGCCTGTATAAGCTCGTGTTTCAGAAGCATTAAGTTCTAGTGCTTTTATTAAGCAACTCTCAAGCGTTCCATTGAAAACTACCTTCTGACTTTCCAGAGTATTCAAACTCAATATCCACATTATGACGAAGATTTTCATTAATACTCTCCAAAGTTACTTTGGATATTTATCTTTAATTCCATTAATAGCATCCACCCACGTTGTCGTGCCATCCCTCTGGTCATCGAACTGCATTTCAAATTGGTTGAGCTTGGCGTACTCTACTTTGCGTTTTCTTGCGTAGTCTTTGTTGTTCCACTCTGCTTGAAGTTTAGCAAGTTCAGTTGCTATCTTAGCTTCGTCTAGTACAACTGTATTGCCGTCTTTGTCCCACGCATCTTTCTCAGCGTTGATTGTAACTACTGTAGGATGCGTAGTTCTTATTGCTGTATCTCTATCCATTACTACGCTCCTATTTCTATAAGGGTGATTGTTGATGCAGGTCTACCTACAGAATAATTAATATCAGAATTTTGTTCATTACGATTTACACATAGCGTAACGCCTCCCTGTCCAGCTAGTTGCATTTTAAAAGTGGTTGCTGAAGTGGTAGAGGGGCTATCCAAATATGTACCAGAAATTGTCCCAGCCCAACCATAAGCAGCGTGAGGAACTCCACCTCCTGTTGTTCTATTTCGACTGCCAGCAGTATCACCGATTGAAATTGCAGTTGACCCTCTTAACATTCTCATATACACATTATTATTTGCGGCAGTAGCTAATGCAACATTCCAACATACTAAAATTTTAGATGATGTAGCTGACGGTGTAATTGCTACCGAAAATCCAGTTATATCTACCCAGCTTATTCCACTTGTAGATGTGAAAGTATCCGTCTTAGTGGTACTGACCACTTGCAATACCTTTCCACCAACACCACTAGCTAAATGACCAGAATCAATCGCCCCATCTATTAGCTCTGCCGAATCCACCGAGTTAGTCGCTAGGGTATCTGCGGTTACTGATCCTGTAGGAAGTCCACCAGCACTAACCCCAGTAATCGTGCCACTGCCATTTATTACGATAGCCATTAGCTAGTCTCCTTCGGGTATTTATCTTTAATTGCTTGTCGTTTAATTTGAAGATCATCAAGCTCACCATCAAGGATAGCGTGAACACATTCTTCTATGGTTGGGTACTCTTCTTTACGGTTACGAGAATATTCTAAAGAAGCATACTCAGTATCATATTCATCTTGTGCAGTTTTAATAGCTTCGGCAGAGGGCTGTGGTTTGTCTGACCGCCATTCATCAATGTAGGCTCCTTTACCATCTGAATCATCACGCAACTCAAAGTCTGAACCTGTAAACCCTAATCTTAATAGTCCGTAGTACATATTTTTTATCCTATTTTATATCCAGAAAAGAATTGAAACTTTTTGTTTTCACCGTCTGCGTATATTCTTGGGCTAGTTGCATTAACAGAAATGTAAATTTCGTAATAGTCTCCTGCCGCAGCATCCTCAATAAAACTAAGATGGGGGGCAATATGTCTTATAGAAGAACCATACGCAAACAGGTAGCCTCCGTGATAAAAACCCCCATTCTTATAGATTTTAATTCTAGCATCAAGAATATTATTTGAAGATGAATAAACCGATATTCTTGAATTCAGTACATATTTCCCTCCTTGACCAGCTGGAACAGTAAATTTATCTGAGGCAAAAACGGTATCGTCATTAAAAAGCGTATCTGGGAAACTTACCTTTGTCCAAGTATTAGCGGTTAAGCCAATATCTGCGTTTTCATCATAAACATAAAACATTGGGCTTAATGCACCACCAGCAGGAGCCGTACTGGCCCACGATGATCCATTACTTGTCAGCACATTTCCAGAAGTCGATGGTGCTACTGATCCAATTGCTGATGTTCCATTACCTACAAGAACATTGTTGGCTGTGTGGGTTGTTGCACCTGTCCCACCTTTATTAACTGGCACAGTAGTAAGAGCCGTAGCATCTATAGTCGTTGAGGTGAACGCACCAGCACTACTGATGCTTGCCTTCTCCACATTGTTTATTTTTAATTTAATTTCAGAAGAACCCCCATCAGCATCTAGGGTGAGGTCTTCGGAGGAACTTTTAATTGTTGACATTATTCAGCCCCCTTTGGGTATTTAGTGGGATAGACCACTGACGCTCTAGCTTCCGCTCTAAGCTGTTTAATATCTGCTGGCATTGCTGTGCCTCCGTCTAGCTCACGCAAAAGTAACCAGTCTGTTGAGGATAGGTAGGCTAGTGATTCACTGTTCACCTTAGCTTGCAATTCCGCATCTACTTCTGCTTGGTGTGTTGCGTGAGGTGTGAATACTGAGCCATCATAGGTGAAGCCAATGACTACTTCTGCACCAGCTTCTACTAATTCTGATTGTGGATAGTCAGCAATAGGACGGTTAATTTCCATCATTCCGATTACTATGTTGTTTTCTAATTCTGCTACTCGCATAATAATCTCCTATGCTATTCTGTTAACGGTAAAGAACGTATCGCAGCCAGGATTCATATTTATAGCTGATCCATACTGATGGTATACAGTGATTTCAATCTGATCATTTACAGCAAGATATACACCAGTGGAAACACTCCGCGAAGTGGATGTTGCAATTGCTGGCGGTTTGTTCCAATGACCCGCAATAGCTTGATTATTCTTACGAATACTAATCCCACAATGTTTTGTCGAGGGCCATGTATAATTAGCGTATCTTACTCCCGTATTGACGATATAGTATCCTGCCACCGTAGCAGTAAATCTAGTAGTTGCATCTGATTCAGATAAAGTGTCATAAGTGCTAGTATGAAAAGCCACTATTGTATCTGTTGCGTGGGGGATAGATTGGGAGGAGCCTCCAACTCGAGCAACGGCACTCCAATTCATAGACCCTACTGTCAACGAACCAGCCATTGTTACATCACCAGCAGAAATAGTGATGTCACCAGATAGCTTACTAGCAGTTAGTGTAGAGATTCGTGCATCTGCTACAGTCCCTGTTAGATTAGCGGCTGGTAAACTGGAGTTCTCATCCAGTAGAGTTCCCGTAGAATCTGGTAGTGTAAGCGTTCTAGGGTCATTTGTACCCGGTGCCTCAATCGTGAAAACTCCTGTCCCCGAAGCGTTCCCTGTAATTTTTACTTTTGACATTTATCGCTCCTATGCTATGACCCAAGTACTTCCGCTGGGTATGGTCACGGATATACTGGAATTAATCGTAATCGGGCCAGCGGTCAGCGCATTGTTGTTATTACCGATAACATAATTTACGGAGATCACATTTGAATGCTCATATAGCCCTTTAGTTGTCGTGTTAGCATCTGTATCTAGTGTGTCCCAAGATGCGGCTGATCCGTTGGTCGTTAAATATTTGCCGGAATGGGACGTTTGTGTAGGCAGAGCATCAACAGCTGTCCAACTATTATCACCTCTAAGAAAGTTACTACTACTTGCTGTACCAGTTGCACTAAGGTGAGTTAAATCCACTGATCCTGCTATCAGTTGAGAACTATCTACACTATCCGCTGACATATGAGCTAAATCAACAGCACCAGCAGCTAATTCATCCGAATTAACAGCATCATCTGCTAGATGGACGTTATCGATACTTCCATCAACATATTGATCCGAATCTATAGCATTATCCGCCATCTTAGCGTTTGTTACTGTATTATCTCCTGGTGTTCCTATATCCACACTCAACCCAAAGAAGACAACCTCAATTTTAACTAAATTAGGTGGAGCAGTTGTAAAAGTCAGCGTAGTTCCATTTGCCACATAATCTGTCCCAGCTACCTGTCTAACGCCATCCAGGTATACTCCAATACTTGCACTAGTTGCTACTGTGTAATCTAAAGTAGCTATAGGCGTAACGTCAGCACCATCACCTATACCTGCTTGTGTCGATAGATTCCCAAAATTAGGGCCGATTCCTATATATGGCATTAGCTATCTCCCTGCTGAACTTTTAATCGTTAACATTTATATCTCTTTCCAACCAACTGGTAGTATCTTCATTCCAATCATACATCTTGCCATCCGTTGGGTATGGTGTTGGAGGTGACCATAGGTAAGTATCGGTGTTTAATATCCAAGAAGAATAAGGTTGAGGTTCATAAAAAACATCTAACTTCTTATCGTAAATAAACCCTTCTCCAGCATAATTTTTTCTTAGAGGCGGTTTATCATCTTCCAGACCAGTATTAGGATCATAATGTTTTCCACCATGTGTATTGTAAGATGTTTGAACCCATTCTCCTGGTGAAGCGTCAACAAAATCATCAAAAAAATCTGATTCAGCAACAATAACTTGAACTACAATTCCATTTACCACTTTTGCATAATGTGCCATTTGTCAATCCTTATCTTTGGTATCTAATAACTACGATTCCAGAGCCACCTGTTGTTTGTGCAGCGTAACTTGTAGCGTTTCCTTGTCCACCATTACCTCCTCCACCACCTCCAGTATTAGCTGTTCCTGCTGATGGGGCAACTATGGTGTTTTGGTGCCCACCGCCACCTCCACCACCACTTCCACCAGAACCTCGCGTACCTGACCAAACACCACCTCCACCACCTCCAGCGTAAGTTATATTTGAACCAGTCTTATAATCATTAGTACCACCAGCACCACCATTACCGGCGGTGTGCCCATAAGTGCCTTGGCCATCCGCACCAACAGCTCCTTTACCACCACCACCTCCTCCAGCGTGATTACCAGAACCATCACCACCAGCATTACCTTGACCAGATGTTCCTGCCGCACCAGCGATATGCTGAGTATAATTACCTCCCGAGGCAGTACCATTCCCACCAGCTCCCGATCCACCAGATGCAGGGGAAGTAGTCCTATAATTACCTCCTCTACCACCACCTAAACTTGTAGTACCTATTCCAGATGAGTTAGCACCATTAGAACCTACAGATGTAGTCCCTCCTGCCCCTCCTGCTCCAATAACTATCGAATAATTTTGCGCGGTTACTGATGTACTAGCTACTTGCATACCTCCTGCACCACCACCTCCAGCATGCCAATTTCCTCCAGCACCACCTCCACCAACTATTAATACATCAACCGACCTTCCCACACTAACAGCAAAAGTACCCGATGATGTAAATGTATGACTTTGATAGTCATTACCCCCTGATGAATATGTAGATTCAGTACCTCCAGTAGCATAAACAATCGGTTGCGCACCGGTACCATCTCCTATATTAGTCCAAACATTGTCGTCAGTAGTAGCGTCTGTACAACAATACATTTCACCTGTTGTAGTTCGTAACCAAAGAGTACCTACACCACCAGATGGATTTGTGTCTGCCTCAGGTTCATCAGTACTTTTTGTGATTGGATCAGTAACGTGTTGCGTTACTGCACTCTCTGGTATTCTAGCATTAGCTATAGAACCAGTTAGATTAGCTGCTGGTACATCTATACCTAATGCTTCAATATCTGTTTTAGTTTGATCCGCTGTAGCATTAGTCTCTATCCCATCAAGTTTAGTATGATCGGCATCAGTAAAGTTGTTTTCAGATAATTCACCATCCTGGACGGAATAAGTAGTATTCGTATATCTACCTGCTGGAAGTGTTCCTGTAGTTATTTTTGCAGCATCAACTTCTGTGACATTCCGCATTGCATCAGTTACTTTAGTTATACTCATAGCTTATTCCTTCGGATATTTATCTTTAATTGCAATAATTGCATCACGGTGATTAGTCGTACCATTGATAGAGTCTTCTCCAATCAATTCAAACTGGTTGAGTTTGTCGTACTCTACTTTACGGTCACGTTGGTATTGCTTGGCATCATATTCAGCTTGCATCTCCGCAAGTTGCCCCTGAAGTTTTACCCAAGTTGGTTTTGCAACTCCATTAGCTTTATGGATTGTGAAGCTTTCATTGAACTCTGCTTCAGTAGTGGGTTCACCACTAAGCGACCACTCCATTCCTTCATATTTTTTACTTAGCACACTTGCTATGTCTGGCATCTTGTTATTCCTTTAAACTATTTATGCTCCGATTTCCATTACTGTAATCTGACCAGTTGGTGATCTAAACTCTGTCGACGAGTTTCCAGTGGAACGCCCGGTTACAATATATGAACCCATTGCCCGATACTGGACTTTGTAAGTAGTAGCTACATCTACACCCGGTGAATCTAGAAATTGAAAGTGACAGTTTATTACATTCTCGCTTACATAAGAGTAGAATCGTTTACTACCCCAAGTAGCCAATGGTCTAGAACCAGAGGCAGCACCTACCCCGATAGCCGTTGATCCACGAACAAAACGAAAAGCTGCGCCACTACCGGCTGAGTTTTGACCTATATTTATACTAGCAGAAATTAGAATTTTACTAGACGTTGTATCAGGGGTTATTGTTATACTCAACTCTGGTACGTCTATAAAGGTAGTGCTTGAAGTAGTTTCGTCACCATAATTTATTTCTTGTAAACATTGAAGCACCTTCCCCCCAGCCGCAGCAGCCGCCCAAGAAGCAGTACCAGAAGAACTGTATGTTAGAACTTCGTCTGTAGCACCACCTGAAGGAATATGTTTGTTCCCTGCTGTGGTTGGATGAGTGTATACAGTATCATTGTCTACCGCCCACGTTGCTGTCCCTGCGGAAGTATATTTTAAGAATTGCCCTGAACTTCCACTTGACGGAATATGATTATTACCATCGCCCGTTGGATGGGAGTAAACCGTGTCCGTATATCTACCTGATGGTAGGGTTCCAGAACTTATGTTATCAGCATTTGTCGTATCAGTAGTCGCCGAGGCAGCAAGACCGTGAGAGCCAATACTTGTAACTGCACCAGATAGTTTTGAAGTGGCTATAGCTGCACTTGCATCTACGTCTACGTTGACAATATCTACTAACTTACTTTGTGCTATAGCCGCTGAAGCATCAACATCAGCATTTACTATATCTACTAATTTGCTTTGTGCTATTGCAGCGGAAGCATTGATATCACTATTAACAATTGTTCCTGCTTTTATGTCTGCCGACTCTATGGAATCGTCAACTATATCCGAACCACTCAAAGGTACAGCAGTTGGTTGTTTACCTAAATAACCCATTTATATCTCCTTATGTGCTAATTGCGTCAACAACACTAACCCAAGTATCAATTGAACTAGCAACACTTGATACAACTTTTAGAACATCACCAGTATCTACAACAAACTTAGCACCACCATCTACCAACTCAAGACTACTACCAGCAGGGATAGGAGCATTCTTGATTAGATAGTAATCATTTGATCCATCGTTAATATAAACATCTACATTTGCAGAAGATGATGCGTGAACATTGGCACATCTAATACCAATCACCGTATCGTAACTGTCTGCGGTAAAAATAGTAGCTGGGGA